ATTGGCAAAACGACAAAAAGGCGTCCGCCGTTGACTTTTACTGTCACTCTCCAATCGCAAAATATCTATCGCTGATGCCGGGGAAATAAAGGATATCGTTTGTTTATCCAGTTTCTCTTAGTTGTTGCAGATTGGTATTTGCATCCCGGGGGGTATAGATATTGCTATTGAAGAACCCTGAGCTTTTGAAAGCAGAGGTTTCCAAAAGGAAATTGGATAAGCACGTAAGGTTAAGAACTCGCTTCTGACCTATTACCGGAAGTCCTGAAACAGGAGAAAAGAAGGAGGGACAATATGAAAACATCAATCGGAAAGATAACTGGCATTCTTGTTCTTCTTTTATTTTTCAGCCTCGGAGGGTTCGTCGCCCTTGCCGGGGGAGAGGTAAGGTATACGATTACCCCTCTCGGAACTCTTGAGGGAGGGACTTACAGTATCGCTTACGGCATCAATGACTCTGGCGCGATTGTCGGGGAAGCGGATTTTCCTTCAGGTCTGAAGACGGTACCCCGGGGGTTCTTTTGGAAAGCGGAAACGGGGATGAGGGAATTGGGGAGCCTCGGAACAAAGAGCTCAGCGCGGGGAGTAAATAATGCGGGGAAAGTCGTGGGATATTCCAACACCGGATCCGGTCCAATGGTTATCTTTACCTGGGCGGAAACGGATCCCGTCATGAAGCAGTTCACCCCGCTCGGGGAAGAAGCTCTGGGATACGCCATTAACGATTCGGATGCAGTTGCGGGAAATGGGGTCAATGAGAAAAACGAGCAACGAGGTTTCAGATGGACCGCGACAGCAAAAGAAGAGCTTGGAACATTAGCAGGAGGAAATCTCAGCCAGGCCTATAGCATCAATGGGATAGGAAACGTGGCGGGGTTCGGCAATAATAGCTTCGGAAATTCGCGGGCCTTTCTCTGGAACGGGACCATGCGCGAACTGGAAATTCTCCCCGGTTATCAGGACAGTTTTGCCAATCGCCTCAATAATAAAAATCAGGTCGTCGGGCGAGTTGAATCCAAAATTAATGCTGATGACGGGCTTCCGAGTTCGCAGCTATTGGTAGACAAGAGGTTCTGGATTTAATGGGATGAGACGGTTTTTGATGGGTTGAGGCGGGATGAAGCAAATAAGGGTGCGATTATATTTAATAAAAAATATTTTCGCGCCCAGGAAAAAAGGGAAACTAAAAGGGAAACAAGGTTCTGGACGAAGCCGAGTTTCCCTTTTATTTTGGTCAAATGGTCTGGACGGAACAGAAAATATAAAATGAGTTATATTAAAGACTTATAAAAATAAAAGAGAAACTAAAATGGAAACTAATCCATAAAAGGGAAACTAAAAGGGAAACTAACAATTATCCACAGCATAAATGATGGAAATTTTTAAAAAGCGAGTTTATTGAGAGGGAGCTATTTCTTGCTTTTCCTCTTGTTTTTTGGGTTCAAATTCCTGTTCTCCACTCTCTTTTGATTTTTTTTCCTTAGAAGTTTTTAATAAAAATTTATTAATTTTTTTAATAGCTTCCTCTGCTTTGTCTCCCTCAACAACTTCCCGTTTCAATACTTCCTGGATCAGTACGTTTTTAATTTGATCAATGGTAATTTTTATATCCGGAGATAGGCGGCGAAGCTGCCTACGGAAGACATCAAGAACTGGGTCACTCGTAACCAAAGCCGCCAAAGAAAATTTACTTAAAATTTGTTGTTGTAGGTGAAAATCTCCAAGGACGGACTTTAACCAGCCTTCTTTTGTTAGGTGGTAAAGCTTATCAATATCGCCGGAGCTTTTGGGATTGATTTGCGCAAGATTCAGTTCCAAGACTAGGTCAAAATCTATGGGTCTACCAAAATTAACCTTATATACCCTCCAAATTTCGGCGTTGGTAAGCATAACCCATTCTGTACCTTGGTTTGCGGAGTAGTCGATCGCCTGTTTAGTAAACTGGTTTTTTAATTCAAGACCGATAGCTTTTACCTCAATAAGAAATTGAAAACTTCCTCCGATCTTAATTCCTAAATCGCAAAAAGTTCCCCGAATACAACACTCTGAAGTGATTTCGGAATATTTATCATACCCAAAAATTTCCGAAAGCATATCCGTGACAAGGATAACGGTATCCGATTCATTCACGTCGCGGGCCTTCGCAGAGGAAAGGATGGGTTGAAATCTCTTAATCCCCGAACTTAATCTCTCAACTACCCTTACTGGAATCTGTGCCATAAAAAAACCTCCTTTTTTTAAATAAAGAGCCTGCCAGTTCCAGACGACCCGACCTATTATCGGTCGTAGGTCAGGGGTTTCAAATTAAAAAGTATATTACGCGGACTTGGTTGCGGGTATCATTATTAATATGTCTCCCTAACCTAAAATCAACAAAAGAGAAAAACATCATAAATCACAACAAAAGTGACAAAAAATAAACATTAATTGCCGTTTTTTAAAAACCTCCTCTTAAAGTCCAAACGGATTACCCAGTCCGCTCCTTCCCTTCCATCAGAGGGTTTGGGGTGGAATTATCTTCTTCCTTTTTTCCTTTGTCTCTTAACTGTCGAAGATCCTTTTCATCACAAACTGCCTGGAAAAACGATCTAATATTTTCCTCGAGAGATTTTGAGTGCCGGCTGGCTTTTTCCATCAAAATCATTCTGGTCATATTAATCAGTTCATCCATCCATTCCTCCTGAGATTTTTTTAGTTCATATTTTTCCTCAGGATCTGCAATTTGTGTTCCCATTGTTTCTTCTTCCCATTCATCCCTTACTTGATACATTTTCCCTTCGCCAGTGAGAAGCCAGTGGGTATTAATTTTAAACGCTCGTGCGATCCCCATCAGAGATTCCACAGAAGGCTTGGACTTTTCTCTCTCAATCGCAGAAAGAAATCCTTGTTGGATTCCTATTTTTTCGCAAAACTCCACCTGGGTAAGTTTAAGGAATTCACGGACTTGTTTTATTCTCCGATTTAATAGCATTATATAGTTATTTTTTTCTTGACAAATAACGATATGTTGATATATAGTCCCATCGTGACCGTTCACGCAAAGAACTTAGGGGATAAAAAATGGCACTCCTCAAAGAAGCAAAAATCATTAAGAAAGCGATGATAGACCGGGACCACACACCGGCATCCCTCGCCCAGATCTACGGAACAACCAGCCGCTTTATAAACTATATTCTTACGGGGCAAAGAAATTCCGCCGCCTGCGAAAGAATAATCTCGGAAGCCCTGGGCATCCCATACGAGAGATTCATCCGGCTTCTTGCCAGGATTCAGGGGGCAAGGCGAAATGCGTAAATCATTGTCCCTGATGTTCCGCAAAATGAGGCCCTTCAAAATAGTCCATGCCTTTCGTTGTAATGGCGCATTGAGCCACGACAAAAGACGCAACCAGGCCGTGATCGTAAAGATAATCAAAACCAAAATGAAACATTTTCTGGTCTATTTCGGTCCTTTCCATTATTTCGCGGTCATCGACGAGCCCCCGGAAAGGCTCTTTCTCCTTTGCCTCATAGAGAACCCTTATTATTTTTCTCAGGACATCAAAATGGTCCATTCGTAGGCCGTTCTTATAAAGAACTTTCTGGGGATTATAGCAAGCGAAAAGAGGGGTTGCAATGTCTAAATCAAAAAAAGATCTGGCAATGGCGATGTCCGGGCAGCAGAGCTTTTTAGACAAACTGAAACCGGAACCAGGCGACCTTAATATATCGCTCAGGATCCGCGACGCAATCTCCCAGGCCCTGCGCAAGAGCAAACTTTCCCGCTACCAGATTGCCGCCCTGATGAGCGAGCTCACAGGGAGCGATATTTCCAAAACCATGCTTGACGCCTATTCTGCGGATTCCAAGGAATACCACCGCTTTCCGCTTGAATGGGTGCCGGCCTTTATACGGGCTACCGGCGACGAGGCTATTCTAAAAGCCGTGGCGGAGGCCGCCGGCTGCCAAGTGGTTTCCGGCGACGAGGCCGTCTACGCCGAGATCGCCAGGCTGGAGCGGCAGGAAGAGGAAATCCGGAGGAAGAAGGAAATCCTGCGAAAGGGCATAAGATGATCCGGAAATGCTACCGGTGCGGGCGGGTTTACGGCGAAAAGGAACCCCTGGCCGACAAGAGCGAGACGCACGGGCTTTGCGCGGAGTGTCTGCCCAAGGAAAAGCAAAGGATGGAGGCGGAAATAAAAAGGATTCTGCCTCGATATTTCGACTTTGATTCGATGACGGCGCATGAAAAATAAAAGATTTAAACAGAAAGACAAAATCCGAGCGGCGGCCAGGCGGCTGCATGCGCTGTGGTGGTTCGAGGAGGCCGCAGATAAAGAAATAATGATACGGGAATGGAACAGGCTTTATCCTTCGGCAAAAATCAGCACAAGAAAAATGCTCAAGGAAATGGGGATATGAACGAGCGGAGGATTGTTTACCGGAGCGAACTGATGGCGGCAACGGGCTGGACAGTTCAATATTTCCGGCTACTTGTCAGAAAAAGGAATCTGCCATCTCCAGACTTCGCCCCCTTCAGGGGCCGCAACGGCCGCGAGCCCGGCTGGTATTACGAGTCGCTGCCGGAAGGGATCCGGGAAAAGGTTCAAGGTTCAATGTCCAACGCCGAGGAAACTGCCCGGGAGATTTCCCCCGAGACGGGGCCGCACGCGCAAGCAGAGAAACACCTCGCCGCTCCACAGGCCCGGCCGGAAACCAGCGCTCTCGCGCCGGCGGTCCCGCTGATCGGGATCCTGCCGCCCGCCGCTCCTGAAAGGTTTTCCCGGGTCGGCAACCTCCGGGCGGACCTGATCCGGCACCTGCGGGCCGACATGGACCGCAACGGAAGGTCAAAAACAGAGATCATCGGCCAGTTTCTCGAAGCCTACAACGCCGGGATCCTGCTCCCGCAGATATTCCGCGAACTTGGGAAAATCTCCCGTTCGACGCTTTATGAATGGCTCAAAAAGGAAAACGAGGGCGGAATCCGGGCCTTGGCCCCGGCGTATGGAAGAGGAGGGAGCAGCAAGATAACGGAGGAGGAGAAGAACACCCTCATGGGGCTCCTCCTCAACCAGAACAGGATCAAGGTCTACTCGGCGATCCGCCTCATGAAATACGTCCTCAAGACCCGCGACATCGAATCACCTTCCAGCCCCGTAACGCTGCGGCGGTTCGTGGATAAATTCAAAAAAGAGCATTACGACATCTGGACCCTCTTCCGGGAGGGCGAGAAGGCCCTAAACGACAAGGTTCTGCCGTACATCGAACGGGACCGCGAGCTGCTCCAGGTCGGCGATGGCTTTGTCGCGGACGGGCACAAACTGAACTTCGACGTGATCAATCCTTTCACCGGAAAACGGTGCCGGGCGGCGCTGATCCTTTTCCAGGACTGGCGGTCCTCTTATCCTCTGGGCTGGGAGATCATGCTGGAAGAGAACGTGCAATGCATTTCCTCCGCCCTCCGGATGGCGATCCTGACGCTCGGCCGGGTGCCCAAATGGATCCTGCTCGACAACGGGAAGGCCTTCAAGGCAAAAGTCTTCACGTCGGACATCAACCTCGACGAGGCCGGACTTTACGGGATGTACGCCCGCCTGGGAATCCAGACGCATTTTGCCATGCCCTACAATGCCCAGGCCAAACCCATCGAACGGTTTTTCCGGACCTTCACGGACTGGTTCGAGCGGCTCCAGCCGTCCTTTGTCGGCGCCTGCATCAACGACAAGCCGGCCTACATGCGGCGGAACGAAAAGCTCCTGCGTTCGCTCAACTCCGGCTTCGTCCCGACCATCCCGGAGGCGATGGAGATGATGCTCAAATGGCGCGAGTTCTACGTCGACGAGCCGTCGCGGGGTCTGAACGGGAAGACGCCCAGGGAGATATTCGAGGCAGGGCGCGCGGCCCAGGGCGAAGGGGGCGAGGAACAAAAGATCCTTCCCGCGGACCTTCATTATTTAATGATGGCGATGGAGCCGCGGAAGCTGCACCGGAACGGGGTCTCTTTCCTCGGCTGCAACTGGTACAGCGACGCCCTCTACGGACTGAAAGACGAAGTCGTCATCCGGTATTCCTTCTCCGACCTGTCCCAGATCTATATCTTCACCCGCAACAACGAGTTCCTTTGTGCGGCCAGACCGGTCGGGAAAATCCACCCCATGATCTCGGAGGCGGACAACCCGAAAGACCTGGAAACATTCAAGCGCGCGCAGGCCCGCAAGCATTCCCTGAAAAAGGAGACGGTCCGCGTGACCAGGCTGCTCGGCCCCGAAGCGGAGAAGTCCCTCCCCTGGACGCAGATCGTCGCCGAAGCCCCGGACGTGATCGGGGCCATCGAGCGGGCGGAGCGGGAGAAGAACCCGCCGATGCTTAACCCGAGCCCATTCCTGGATTCGGCCACAGAGAACACAGAGAGCGCAGAGCAAATAAAAATAAAAGAATCAAGCCGAGGAAGACCCTGGTTTTTCAATGATTACGAAAAATACGACTGGGTAATAAAGCAGGAAAGACTGACCAGCGACGACCGGAAGTTCATCGACGATTTCAGGGCGACCAGCACCCTCTACAAGCACGAGAAGTTCGAAGACGCGGCGGAGCTGGACGCGAAGGTGATCACGAACGCCTAAATCATGCGGAGGTGAAGATGAAGGACAAATTCGTTTTTACCAAGAACGTCAAGCGGTTTCATACGGCGATCGAGCATATCAATCACAAAATGAAGGGCGTGGAGCGGATGGCGCTGGTCTTCTCCGACCCCGGCCTGGGGAAGACCGAGACGGCCCTGCACTACGCCGCGAACAACGGTTCCGTCATGATCCGCACCAAGAAGTTGATGAGCGGCCGCTGGCTCCTGGAGGAGATCGTCGAGGAGCTGGGCGCTTCGCCGGCATGGAAGACCAAGGAGCTTTTCGGCCAGGCGGTTTCCCTTCTCTCCGGCCGGCCGCGGACGATCATCCTGGACGAGGTGGACTATTTCACGTCGGACAGCCGGGTGATCGAGACCCTGCGGGACCTCCACGACATCGCCCACTGCCCGATGGTCTTTATCGGCATGGGCCAGGCGGACAAGAAGCTGATGCGCTACCCCCATCTTTACGACCGGTTCGTGGAGGTGGTGAAGTTCGAGAAGCTGGATCGGGACGACGTGGCCCTGATGTGCAAGGAACTTTCGGAAATCGAGTTCCAGGCGGACGCGGTGGACCGGATCTCGATGGAGAGCGGCGGGACGATCCGGAAGATCATCAATATGCTGCACCGGGCCGAGAAGGCGGCGGCGGCGAACCGGGCGAAGACGATATCGGCGAAGGACTTCAAATAAATTCCCGAGAGAGTACGCAGAGGAAGATATGGCGAACAACCAAAAAACAAGGCCGGATTATTTGAACGCGATCCGGGAATGGATCCTGGGGCAAAAGGGGATCTTCACCCTGGAGCAGATCGTCCGGGAGAAGGGATTCCCGCACCGGAAAGTGATGAAAGCCCTGTACCGGCTGCGCCAGGATCAGCTCCTCACGCGTTTCGTCCGGAAAGGGGTTTACGCCTCGAAGTGCCTGAACGGCCAGGTCGTGGACCAGGAGTATTACCGGCTCGCCAACCGGAAAGGGCTTACAAAAGACCTTTGCCAGAAGAGGCGGGAAGGGACGGCGGCGGAGCGGATGTGGTTCATCATCCGGCAGAAAAAGGTTTTCACACGGAGGGACCTCGTGGTCCTGGCCGAGGCCTCGGCGGAAAACGCCAAGTGGTACACGAGGGAGCTCCGGCGGCGCGGGATCATCGAGCCCGTGGGCAAGGGCGGGCCGGGGATGGAATGGCGGCTGGCGAACGACCCGGGGCCGATGAGGCCGAGCCTGGGCGCGGGGGAGGAGTAGGGCATGAACAAACCCAAAACGGGGACATACGGGGAAACCCTTTGGGAAATTAGGAAAAAACATCATTTGACCCAAACGGCGCTTTCGGAGTTAATCGGCGTTACGCCATCGTATATATCAAAGTTAGAAAACGACCGGGCAAAAGCATCAAAAATGTTTAAAAACTTCATGGATTTTCTTTTTGGGAATGGAGAAAAAATCATTGATCAGTAGTAAACAAAAGGCCTTGATTCATATCGCCAAGGCCCAGCTCGGGATGGATGACGAAACCTATCGGGACATCCTGAGGGTCCACGGCGGGGCGGAGTCTTCGAAGTACCTGGACGATCTCGGGTGCGAGCGGGTGATGAAGCAGTTCGCGGCGCTCGGGTTCAGGAGGAAAAAACGCCGGAAGGCGCCGGACCTGTCGATCCTGGCGACCGAGGGGCAGAGGAAAGTCTTGTACCACCTGATGGAGGACCTGAACTGGACGGTGAAGCGGCTGCTCGGGTTTGTCTTCAAAATGGCCGGGAAAGAGCACGTCGAGACGCTGACCAGGGAAGAAGCCTCGAAGTGCATCGAAGGGCTGAAGAAGATGCGCGGTCGGTCGGTCACTTTCCAGTGACCGGCGGAAAGCCGGAAAGGCGGATGAATGGCCCGGAATTATAAACCCTGGACGGACAAGGAAAAGGCGCTCGTCCGGCGCTGGTATGAAAAGAAAGGGCCCATACAACTCGGAGAACTGCTCGGGAGGAAGCCGAAAGTGGTCACGACGGTCGCAAACCTCATGGGCCTCCGCCGGCGCAGGGCCGGGGGCGCGGCGAGACGGAAAACCGCAAAGCTCAAATACCAGGGCCGGACGAACCTCCAGATCGAGCTGACCGCGGCCTGTGACCGGTACGTGGAGCGGCTGCGGGAGAAACCTCCGGGGCTGATCTGCTGGCTTTCCGGCGGGGTGAACGCGGCCCGCGCCGAGGAAATTAAAAAATCGATCGAGGGGAGAGCGTGATGGAATGGCCGGGATGGCGCGACGACTGGATCTGCTACGCATTGGCCGCGTGCGCGGTCTATCTGATTCTGGCGGGGTGAAAAAATGACCAGGGCGGAGCGAATATCGCTGGCTTTTTTCTGCGGGGCGGCGGCGATGTACCTTGTTTTCCAGATCGGGTTCTGGATCTGGGGTTAAAAGAAATGGAAGAAACGAAAAAATATTATCTCCGGGACCCGCACGGGATCAAGATCAAGACGCTGGATGGTCTGATGAAGGCGGTCGGCGAGCTTCACGTGTGGGGCCAGGCGCTGGTTTCGCGGAAGGAATTGAACGCCTGGGTCTCGGACGAGGCGGGGAACAGGCTGGCAACAGGGAAAATGACCTTCGTGGTGGAGGTGAAAGATGATTTACCTGGCGATATCCCTGATCGGCTTCCTGATACTCCAATGCTGGAGTCTGCTGGCGATCGGGCGGAGGAGCGACGAGCGGATTGCGGAAATCATGAGGAGCCTTCGCGAGGAGAGGGCGAGTGAAAATTTCCTGTCCGTCGTGTGGAACTAAGTTCATCCTGGAGGACTACATCCGGGACGAGAACGTGCGGGCCGTTCTCCGGATGCCCCAGGAGTTCGGGTCTCATTGGAAGATAGCGCTCGAATACTGTGAATTATGGAATTTAGGGTCGCCGAGAAAATGGGGCAAGCTCTACCGCCTGCTGCACGAGGTCCTGGGGATCATCAGGGCCGAAGAGTTTAAATTCCAGCGGCGGTCTTACCCGATCAGCGCGGGCGGGGTCGCGGAAGCCCTGCGGCTGGTCTGCAACCAGAACCTGAAGGGCCCCGTCACGAGCCACGGCTACCTGCGAAAGGTCATGATTTCGATCTCCGAGCAGGAAGCGGAGAAAAGGAGAAAAGAGGATGAAGCCAATCTCAGAAAGCGGGAAAGAGATCTTCGCGCCGGAGTTCGGGATCCAGGACCTGGCGTCCCGGAAAGTCCGGAGCGTGGCGATGGAGCTGGAACGGCTCCGCCTCCAGGCCCCGCGCCGCTGGGCGGCCTTATCCGCAGCTTTGTCAGACAGCTTGAGGGCGGCAGGAAGGATCTTCCGGAGGAGAAAGTCGATCGTTGAAGTCTCGGCGTATCACCGGACGCTGGCGCTATCGCTCGAACCTGGCAAGAAGCGGAAATTTTGGAGGGGGTGAAAAATGGGCGTCGGATTCGATTTCAGGAAATACTTTGAAGCGCCGGTAAAGATCGAACTGAACAGGATAGAAATCATCGTCCTCATCGGGAATGTCATCCTGGCCCTGAGGCACCCCGAGAACAAAGGGAAATCGTCGGTTATGGCGCGGGATCTCGCCCGGAGCCTGGCCGAAAAACTCAAAGTCGGGGACGTTTTGCCGATCGACGGGGACGTGAGGGAGGAATGGAAGAAGGAAGGGATCATTTGAGATTCGAATACCCAACAAAGACGGGCCGTCAGTACCTGGAAAGGGTGTGGAACCCCCGGTTGACCTGGGTGACGGGGGCGGTCCCGGGCCAGCGGTAATCCAAAGTGCCCAGGCGAGAAAGCGGCCCCTTCCGCCGCGTGCGTGGCTGTGACCACTGCGGAAGAACATAAAATAAAGTCCCGGAGGATAGTGACGCGAGCTGACGCTAACGGGCACCTCGGCGATCTGGCAGCCGGGGGGGTTTTTCACCACAGAGCACACAGCGGGCGCAGAGGGAAAAATGGAAAACTTTGAGCTGACGGACCTGGAGCGCGACCTGGTCGAGTTGATCGGGGCCAGGCGCGGGGCGGGGAACGCGATCCCCAGGGAGAATCTTTGCGAGGCCCTCGACTATGTCGGGGAGCGGGCGATCCGCCAGGCGATCAAGCACCTGGTAACCGAGCACGGCGTGGCGATCGCCTCGGGACCGGAGGGATATTACACGCCGGTCACCCCGGAGGAGCTGGCCCGGTGCTGCGATTATTATCACAGCTACGCCATGAGCTGCCTTACCGTGGAATCCAGGCTGCGCAAAGTTTCCATGCCGGAGCTGCTCGGCCAGATCCGGATGCAGTTCGCGGAACAGGCAGAGGGCGGTCATGGGGCCGAATGAGATTTGCCGCGTGCGGAGATATTTCGAGCGGAAATTCGGGCAGTTTCTGATCCGGGAATGCCGGAGGAAACCGGGGAAGGAGACTATCAGGGCGTTGGAGAAAGCCTTTCTCTGCGGGTGGATGGAGTGCGGGAAGTTTTTGAACCGGAAATATCTCGGCACGATCGAGGAGAATGGAGGCAAAAAATGTTCACGGCAATCCTGATCGGGGCGTGCGCCATCATCACAATTCCGCTGCTGTACGGATTATGCGCCTGGGTCTTATTCGGGTGGTGGCTGGAAAAAAAACAGTAAGGAGGAAGGGCGAAATGGCCAAGCTGAGGTGCGGCTCTGTTTTTAATGTCTGGGCCAAACCCTGGTTTGTGAAGAGGACAGAGGTGCTCGCGGAATGAAGGCCCTGACGTTTTATCAGCCCCATGCTTCTCTTGTAGCACTCGGAGGGAAAAAAATCGAAACCCGTTCCTGGTATACAAGTTACCGGGGGCCTTTGGCCATACATGCGGCGAAAATATCTCCCCAAAAATATTTGGACTTGATATTCGAATGGCCTTTTTATGAAATTCTTTTTCCCAACGGATATCACCCATTTTTCATCCCGGTTGGATGCATTATAGCGAAGGGCGAGCTGGTTGACTGCGTGAAGATTACCACCGAGAACATACCGGATGAACCGGAGCGATCGTTCGGCGACTACACTCCGGGGAGATTTGCCTGGAGATTGGAGAAAGTTATTCCTCAGGATCCCATTGTTTACGGGGTCAGGGGTCATCAAGGTCTCTGGGAGTGGAGGGAGTGATGGATAAAGAAGCGCGGCGGGATGTGAAGGAGATCGTGCGGCGGATTGCGGAGCAGCATGCGGATTGCCTGCGGCCGGATCTGCGCGAGATCGACGAGGGGATTAAAAGATTGCGGGTGAGGATGCAGAAATTATCGCTTCGATTGGAGGGGAGAACATGAGCGTCGAATTCGAAAAACTGGCCCAGGACCTGGCGAGGGCGCAGCAGGATCTCAGGGAGAAGGTGGACACGCTGGAGGGGATAATCGCGCAGATCAAAAAGCGGGAGTATCCCCAAATCCGCAAGGCGGCCGAGAAAGCGGCGCAGGTTCAAGCCGCGCTCCGCGAGGCGATCGGGGACCATCCGGAGTATTTCATGAAGCCGAAGACCATGATCCTCCACGGCATCCGCTTCGGATTCCAAAAGGGCAAAGGGGCGATGGACTGGGACGACGACGACCAGGTGGTGAAGCTCATCAAGAGACATCTTCCGGAGATGCAGGAGATCCTCATCAAAACCACGGAAAAGCCCGTTAAAAAGGCCCTGAACGGCCTTCCGGCGGCGGATCTCCGCAAGATCGGGATCACGGTCGAGGAGACCGGGGACGTGATCTTCATCAAGTTCACGGACAGCGAGATCGACAAAATCGTGAACGGGATTTTGGGGGAAACGGAAGAGGGGTTGGAATTAACGGCATAATCTCACCACAGAGGTCACAGAGAGCACAGAAAATGGAAAGCAATGTGAGATGCCAGAGGTGCGGAGGGTCCACGATCCTCCTCGAAATCATGACCGACAAGCCCGGGCTTTACCGCCCGGCGAGAAAATGCATGTCCTGCGGGAAGGAGGTTGTGATGGGAGAAGAGCTGACGGAAGAGCAGAAAAAGGAAAGAAGAAAGCAATGGCAAAAGAATTGGGAATCCAGGCTGACCCCGGAGCAAAGGGAGGAGAGACGGCGCAAGGCGCGGGAACACTGGCGAAAAAAGCACCCGGCCCCCTCAGCTCCGCGGCCGGAAAAGAAAAAGCAAGCCGTTCTCCCCGCCGGGCCGCGGATCAAACTCGCGAGCATCCGCGAGATCGACGGCGAAATTTTCATCTCCACGGGCGCCCTCCTCGGGGCGGCGCAGGAGCTGCGGTTCGAATTGATCTACCAGCTCAGGGGCGCGAAGATCGTCAAGGAGTGAGGAATGGAACGGGAGCATCAATTCCAGGTCGGGGATTACGTCTGGGCCCGGGAATACGAATTCTCCAAGCGGCGGCTGGGGAAGATTGTCGACATCTCGGAGAACGGGACGGCGGCGCGGGTCCAGTTCGGGAGGGGGAAACCGCGCCCGTTCGCGGTCGAGCAGCTGACGCCGTATTCGAAAGACGAGAGGAGCGGGGATGACGAAGGAGCGGTTTGATTGGATCGTGCGGGCGCTCGACGCCGATCTTCTGACGGACTGGGAGCTGCGATTCCTGGGAGATTGCGAGCGGCGTCTGAAAGGGGGCAAAGATCTATCGGACCGGCAGGAGGAGATTTTGGAGCGGATCCACAGGGAGAAATGTTGAATTTTCGCCGAAGAGGGCGGAGAGAACTCAGAGGACGAAGATGACTGAGAAAACAGAAAAATATGAGGACCCGGTTGCTTGCCCTCTTTGCGGGAAAATCTTCGCAGAATGGGAACGGGTGAATGGAGAAGCTGTCATCAAAAAACGATGCCCAAAATGCAAGAAAATGGTTTATATTTCAAAAAAAGCTTGACTTGAATTTTAAAATGTAATATTTTTATGCCAAAATAGCGTCCTGAGCGACCAAATAATTTTTCACCAGCGGCCAGAGCGCCCGATTCGACTCCGAGAGGAGCCGGGTCGGGCGTTTTGCGTTTCTGGGGAGGTGGAAAATGGAAGTCGAAATCCCCATCGAAATTGAAAAACCAAAATTGACAAACAAGCGGATTTCCATCCTCGGGGCGCAGGTCGCGGAAAAGCTCCTTAAAAAGACCGGATCGAAGGAGGAAGCCGCCAAGGTTTTGGAAATTGTCAAAACCTTACTGAATGCCGAGGCCGGAGCAAAGAGCTGAAAATGATCTCCCGCTGGACGCACATCCTGATCCATCATTCGCTGACCGCGGACGGGCAGACCGTTTCCTGGCAGGCAATCCGGCGGTGGCATATGGGACAGCACCCCGATTCCCCCTACCGGTCGAAGCCCATGTCCGACATCGGCTATCACTTCGGCGTGGAGCTGATCGGGCAGGATTACGAGATCCTCATGGGCCGGGACCTGGACAAGGACGGGGCGCATTGCGTCGCCGCGAACCGCTTCGCGATCGGGATCTGCCTCGTGGGGAATTTCGACCTGGCGGCCCCGCCGCCGGGCCAGTGGAGAAAAGCCCAGCACCTGGTGCGGGCGCTGCAGAAAGTCCTCGGGATCCCGAACGCCAACGTGCTGGGGCACCGGAGCTTTGACCGGAAGAGCTGCCCCGGGAAATATTTCGACATGGAGAAATTTTGTCAGGAACTTTTTAGCATCCCCTGAAAGGAGGCCCTCATGGAATTTTCACAAGTAGTCGGATTGCTGGCCCCGTTTGTTCTGGTCCTGGTAACCCAGGGCCTCAAGAAAGTCATCTCGTCCAAGTTCGCGCCCCTGGCCGTTCTCCTGATCGGCGGGGTGACCGCGCTGCTCGGCGTCGGGCCCTCGCCCGGCGAGGACTACGTGGACACCACGCTGAACGCCGGCTGGATCTCCGGGGTGGCGACACTGCTCTACAGCCTGTACCAGAAGAACATCAAAAAGGCCCCCGCGGCCTCCGCCCTCAAATCCCTCATCGTCCTGGTCACCGCCGCTTCGCTTTTGACCGGCTGCGCCGGCCTGAAGTCGGCGATCGTCGGGAAGCCCTGGGACGAGCGGACCCCGGTCGAGAAGTCCCTGGCCCTGATGCAGTTCTACAACTCGCAGTACCGGGACACGACGAGAATGGCCACGGACGCCACTTCCAGCGTCGAGCAGAAGAATACGGCGATGAAGAAAAAAGCGATCCTCAAGGAGCTTTGGCCCCTGATCGACGCCTATGACGACGTCGCCGCGGGCGGGGGGTTCCCGACGAAGCTGGCGGAAGACGAGATCCTCAAACTCGTGAATCAGCTGGGAGGTAAGCTCTGATGGACAAGACAACCAAAAAGGAAATCACATCGGTCGGCGTGGAAGTGGCGAAGGCCCTGATCCTTCTCGCGTTGCAGGAGGCGGCGAAGGCCGGGATGTCGCTCGCCGAGATCGATAAGCTGTACCAGAAGGAGAAGGCGGAGTTCCGGGAGAACAATCCCGACAAGATCCCGGACTTGACATAGCTCCGGAGGCGAAACGGCGAAAGGGCGAAGAGGTGAAAATATGGGCGGGGAATCTCTCAACTGGAACCATTTCACGTTTCTGCTTGGAATCATCGCCGCCTGGAGCCTGGTGATCATCGCCACGGCGAGATGGGCCATCAGCTCGGGGGTCCGGGGGATCAAAGAGCAGATCGCCGGGCAGGACCAGAAAATCGCCAAGATCGCCGAGAAACAGCACCAGATGGACCTCGATGTCGCCAATTTACGAGCGGAGCTGCCGCTTTGCTACGTGCGGCGGGAAGATTTCATCAGGGAAGAAGTCACTATCAACACGAAACTGGACCGCCTGCGCGACATAATCGCGCGCCAAAACGAGGAGCAAGGGGATGATCCCGGATCTTGACCGCGCCAAGCGCGAGGAACTCCGATGGTTGATTTTACTGACTCTCTATCAGGCCCAGGAGGTCGGGCTTTCGGAGAGCATCGTGCTGAACAGTGTCACTCCCTGCGTCCCCGACGTGACCCAGATCGAGATCCGGAAGGGGATGGATTACCTGGAAGAGAGGAAGCTGATCACGATCGAGGACCGGCACCGCCCGGTATGGTTCGCCAAGATCAACCGCTACGGCGTTGACATCGTGGAATACACGCTTCCCGTGGAGCCGGGGATCGCCCGGCCGAGGAAATGGTGATGCCGGCGAGATCGTCCATTTCCCTCCTCCCGAAGGAAGTGCGGGAGGAATTCGAGCGGAAGCTGATCGAGGGCGGTTTCTCGGATTACGACGGCCTCGCGGCCTGGCTCCAGGAGAAGGGCTTCGAGATCTCCCGCTCAGCGGCGCAGCGCTACGGGCAGAAATTCGAGAGGTCGCTGGCGGCGATCAAGATCGCGACCGAGCAGGCCCGGGCCATCACCGAGGCCGTGGGCGACGACCAGGGGATGCTGGGGGACGCCCTGACCCGCCTGGTCCAGGAGAAGGCGTTCCAGGTGCTCCAGAACATAGAAGCCGAGGACGTGGAAGTCTACCTCCCGCACCTGGGGAGGATGGTCGCGGAGCTGAACAAATCCTCGATCGCGCAGAAGAAGTGGATGGCGGAATTCAAGGAAAAAATCTCCAAGACGATTACCGAAGCCAAAGAGCAGAAGGAAATGAGCAAAGACGAAGTCATCGAGTTTATCCACAAGAAAATTTATGGACTCTAAACCGGCCGTAGAACTTTACGAATACCAGAAGAACTGGATCCGGGACAAATCCCGTTTTCTGGAGGGGAGATGGTCCCGGCAGTCCGGAAAATCCTTCTCCAGCGCGGCCAAGATCGTTCTCGACTGCCGCGAGAGGGAAGGGGTCGAGTGGGTGTCCCTCTCTTCCGGGGAACGGCAGGCCAAAGAGTTCATGCGTAAGATCCGGATGCACGCGGAGATCACGGAAAAAGCCATCAAGTGGCATGAAGAGACCTACCGCTTCAAAAACAGCGACGGGCTCGTCGAGGAATATAAGAGCCTGGAGGCCACCCTCCGGAACGGCTCGCGGGTCCTGGGGATCCCGGCGAACGAGGACACGGCCCGCGGCTACACCGCAAACGTATATCTCGATGAGTTTTCCACTCATAAAAACAGCCGGGGGATCTGGGCGGCGGTGTTTCCCATCGCCTCCCGCACCGGCCATCAGCTCATGGTCACCTATACGCCGAAAGGGAAACAGAACAAGGCCTACGAGATTTCCACCAACCCGATTTTCTCCCACCACATCGTGGACATTTACCAGGCGGTCGCCCAGGGCTGCCCGCAGAACATCGAGGAGCTCCGGGCGGGGATCGGAGACCCCGACCTTTGGGCCCAGGAATACGAGGTCCAGTTTCTTGACGAGGCTACAGCTTTCCTCACCTACGAGCAGATCAACGAGGTGGAGAGCGAAATGGCCGGGGAGCCGGAGCTTTACGCCGGGGGATATTGCTATCTCGGGATGGACATCGGCCGGCGCCGGGACCTGACGATTCTCTGGCTCCTCGAAATGGTCGGCGACGTCCTCTGGACCCGGGAGCTCGTAGAACTGAGGCGGAAGAGCTTCGCCGAGCAGGACCAGGGGCTCGAGAGGATCATGAGGGCGTACCGTCCGCTCAGGGTCTGCATCGACCAGACGGGCATGGGCGAAAAGCCCGTCGAGGACGCCCAGAGGAAGTACGGCGAGCTTGGAGTGGAAGGGGTGATCTTTTCCGCTCCGGTGAAGCTCGACCTGGCCAACGGGCTCAAACGGAGAGTTGAAGACCGGCGGGTGCGGATCCCCGTCAGCCAGGACGTCCGGGACGATCTGCACAGCGTGAAGAAGATCACCACGGCGGCGGGGAACATGCGTTTCGATGTGGAGCAGTCCGAGAAAGGGCACGCCGACAGATTCTGGGCCCTGGCCCTGGCGATCCATGCGGCCGGCGAGGATAAAGGCCCGGTCGAGTACCGGCCGGTGACGAAAAGAAGGTTTGCCGAGATGAGCGGAGCGTTTTAATGAAATTCGATCTGTTCGGCAGAGAAATCACGATCGGGCGCAAGCCGACCCCGGGCGAGATCGCCTACACGAAGCTCCAGGACCGTTGGTCCATGTACCCGAGCAAGGGGTTGACGCCCGAGTCTCTCGCCTCGAGGCTCCTGGAGGCCGACCGGGGCAACGTCCGGGCCCAGGCCGAGCTTTTCGAGGAGATGGAAGAGAAGGACGCCCACCTCTATTCCCAGATGCAGACGCGGAAGAATGCCGTCTCGGGGCTCGATTACGATATCCTCCCGTTCTCGGATTCGGCGGAGGATAAAAAAATCGCTGATTTCTGCGGCGACCTGATCTTCAACCTCGAGAATTTCGAAGACGCCGTCTTCGACCTCCTGGACGCGATCGGGAAAGGATATGCCCTCTCCGAGATCATCTGGGGCACCGATGCGGGAAAGGCCGCCATAACGGACCTCCGCTGGGTCCATGCGAAGCGGGCGGTTTTCTACGACCTGTCAGCGGGGGACCTCACGGCGAAAAGCTACGAGATGCCGAAGATCACCACCGCGGCGGAGCCGTACAAGGGCGAGGAGATGCCGCCTTTCAAGATTGTTTACCACCGGTACAAGGGCCGCTCCGGCTACGACACCCGGGCCGGGATCCTGCGCGTCTGCGCCTGGATGTACCTGTTCAAGAACTATGCGATCAAGGACTGGATGGCCTTCCTGGAAGTCTACGGCATGCCGCTGCGCGTCGGGAAATACCCGGCAGGGGCCTCGGCCGTGGAGAAAACGGCGCTTTTTAACGCAGTCAAGGCGATCGGAACGGACGCCTCCGCGATCATCTCGGAGGCCACGAACATCGAGTTCGTCGAGGCCGTTAAAAGCGCAGGGACGAATAATTTTTTCCAGGCCCTGGGCGAGTTCTGCAACAAGGAAATGAGCAAGGCGATCCTGGGGCAGACCGCGACTTCCGAAGGGACGCCCGGGAAGCTGGGGAACGAGGACGCCCAGGACCGCGTCCGCCATGACCTGATCAAGGCGGACGCCGAGGCTCTCGCCAAGACGATCCGGGGACAGATCTTCCGCCCGCTGGTGGGCTATAACTTCGGGTGGGACAAGCCCCTCCCCTGGTTCAAGATGCATTACGAAGCGCCGGAAGACCTGAAAATGCTCTCCGAGGTATACAAGAACGTTTGGAATATGGGGCAGCCCATCTCGCAGGAGCATGTCGCCGACCGCTTCAAGATCCCTCTCCCGGCGCAGGGGGAAACCCCTCTCTCGCCGCCTTCTCCGGGACCCTCGCTGCCGTTTCCACTTAAAGAGAACGCCGGGGCTATTGTCACGGGCCGGCTCGAAGCCGCGGGGGAGGCGTCTATGGAATCCCAGAGAATGCGGTTCGTGAACCAGTACCTCGCGGCCGTAAAGCGCGGGATCTCCGGCCTCCGCACGGCGGCCCTGAAGGAGATCGAAGATTTTCTGCTGAAGAGCGCGGCCAGGTCCGAGGCCGAGTTCACGAAAGGGGTCGCCGCAATACTCTCGAAATATTATTCCGGCGTGTCCCTCGAGGAGGTCGAAAGGGCCGTCACGCCGATTTATTCTTTTTACCGGCTCACGGACAAGAGCGCCTGGACCGGTCCGGAGGCGGCGGTCGGCATTTCTTTCGACATGGTCGACCGGGGGACGATCGATGCCCTGGTGAAAGTGGACCGGTATTACCTTTCCAGGTGGATCGATAACCAGGACATGCAGGGCCCGGTCATGAAGTTCCTGCAGGAGAAGTATCTGGAGGGAGGAGAATCCCTGTTCGGCCGGGGGAGCGTGGAATCCATCGCCGCTTTCCGGGAGCAGTTCGCGGACAGGCTCAACGGCCTCGAGGACTGGCAGATCCGCAGGATCGTGGATACTTCCGTGACCCGGATGCGGACCCTGGGGGACGTGCGCCAGGCGGTTCTGGCGAATGCGAAGCTTAGAGTTCATGTGACCCGGGGAGAGATGGCTTGTGAGATATGCAAGCCGCACCACGGCGAGATCGTCAACGCCGGGAAGCTGGAGACGAAAATGCTCGCCGCCGCCAAGGATCCGGAAGTGTTCGGCGTGTTCAACGATGCGCCGCCCTACCATCCGAACTGCGTCTGTCGCCTCTTGATGGACGTGGAGTAGCGGAGAATGGAACTCAAGGCGGAAGTAAAAATTTCCGAAGACCTGCTCCGGCTCGGGGAGCGGGCGAAAGACGGGATCGAGGCCGGGCTGATCCGGGCCGCCGGGGCCGTGGAGGCCGAAGCCGTCCGCGAAACGCCGGTCGTTTCCGGGAACCTGGCCGACTCGATACGGAAATACGTCGACATGGTGAGGCTCCGGGCCACGATCGGCCCGCAGGCGAAGTACGCGGTCTTTGTCAACCAGGGAACGGGGATTTACGGACCGCATAAGACGCCCATCGTCCCGACGACCAAAAAAGCCCTCGCATGGGTGTCCCCGATGAGGATCGGGAACCGATGGATCTCCGGATTCATGGTTAGAAGAAGCGTCAAGGGCCAGAAGGCGAACCCGTTCATGGCCCGGGCCTTGAAGAAAATCGAGCCGAGGCTGGGGGAGATATTCATGGCGGGGTTCAATTCGATCGTCAAATAACTCGGGGCCATGTAAAAAATGACCTCTCCGCCGCGTAAAAGCCCCGCAGGGCCGTTAAAAAGCCCGGCGGGCAAAAGAAGGACAGGGAAAGATGCCATACGCCAAAAAAGAAGAACTGCCGGACGCCGTAAAAAAACTTCCTATGCACGGGCAGGAGATCTGGATGGCCGCTTACAATTCGGCCCTGGAACAGTACAAGGACGAGGAGAAGGCCTTCGCCACGGCCTGGGCCGCGGTGGAGAGGAAATACAGGAAGGGCGAGGATGGGAAGTGGGCCGAGGTCGAGGAAGGAAAAATGGCCGTTCCGGCCGTACTCAAGGAGGTTCCGGATCCCCCCGACGAGTTCCTACTCCTTCCCCAGGGGAAGATCGAGATCGAGGGAGACGACCCTGCCTTTCTGGACGCGCCGGCGGCGGAAGAAGTGATCCGGAATTTCGAGCGGCGGGGAAACGAAATGGTGATCGACTACGAGCATCAGACCCTCGAGGGCAGCCAGGCCCCGGCCGCGGGGTGGATCGCGAAGCTGATCTACCGGGCGGGAGAGGGCCTGTACGCCGCCGTGAAATGGACAGAAAAGGCAAAAGAATATCTGCGGAACCGCGAGTACCGGTACTTTTCCCCGGTGTTCCTGCTTTCCCTCCCGGAGAGGAAAGTGACGAGGATCTTTAATGTCGCCCTGACAAACTCGCCGCGGGTGAACAACCTCAAGCCTATAATGGCCAAGCTTTTAAAGAGGCCAAATTTTACGGAAAAGGAGGACGTTATGGAGAAGTTGATTTTGAAACTGAAGCAGATCCTGGGACTCGCCGCGGAGGCCGCCGAGGACAAGATCACCGAGACCGTCGAGGCCCTGGTCAACAAGGTCAAGGGCCAGGAGGGTAAGGAGGTCGTGGCCTGCAGGGAAGTGATGGAGGCCATTGGAGCAAAGGAGGAAACCGGGAAGGACGAAGTCCTTAGGATCATCGCGGGGCTGAAGGCTCCGGCCACCGCCGCTGCGGGCCTTTCCAAAGAAGTCACGAGTCTCAAGGGAGAGATCGCGACCATGAAGCGGGACCAGCTTGTCGCCCTGGCCCTCAAGGACGGGAAGACTTCGCCGGAGGAGATCAAAAAATGGGGAAACGACCTGGCCTTGAAAGATCCGGAGCAGTATAAGCTCATCGTGCTCTCCCGGCCCGTCGGCAGCATCATCCCCATGAAAGAGATGCCCAAAGGGCCCGAAGGAGGCGGCGGCGCGGCGGAATCGGAATTCGACCGGCTGGTAACGGAAGCCCAGGAGAAAAAGAAACTCTCCAGGGCGAAGGCCATTTCCGTCGTCGCCAAGGAAAACCCGAAAGCGCACCAGGAATGGCTGGCCGCCCAGGAAAAAGCCCAGGGGTTTTAAACGGGGCCGGAAAGGCCCCGCAAACGCGCTTTAATAATCTTTCAAAAGGAGGGACAGGGAAATGACGAACCAAGGGATCAAGACATTCACGGCGAACGGGGCCCTGGGAGCCAAGGTGAGGGTCAAAGTCACAGCCGCGTCGGCGACGACGCCTCCCCAGGTGGAAGTCGCCGGGGCCGGGGAGCAACACATCGGGATCACGGAATACGCGGCGGCGGACGGGACGGCGGTGGCGGTGAGACTCCGGACGCATCCCGGATCGCATGAGGGGATTGCAATTATCGATTTGGCGATCTCCGTGGGGGCGGTTCTCTACGGCGCGGCCAACGGAAAGATTTCGGACGCCTCCAGCGGGACGGCGATCGGAATCGCCCTGGAAGCGGCCACCCAGGACAACGACATCATTGAGTTCATAGACTTCACGGTCCTCTCCACGACCGCGGCCACGGTCAGCATCGCCGATTCGGGAAGCCTCATCACGGGAGAGACCGTCGAGGCCGCCCTGGCCGAGATCATGAAGGGGATCAAGACCGCGCAATACACGATCGCGCCGGTCGAGTTCCGCAACGAGGACGGCACCGCAATCGCGGCTTTCGCAAACGGGGGCGCGGATGGGTGGACTCAGCTCTCGAATAAGAGCATGGCACTCCGCTGGAACAACGGGGGCACTCCGACGGACTTCATGGCGCGGTTCGTCCTGCCGCAGGACCTGGAAGACGCGGCGGCGGTGGTCCTCCACCTCCTGGGCGCGCCCAGCGGCGAGAACGACTCGCCGGTCTTCGCCGTCGAAGCCTACTTTGACGTGGCGGGAGCGGCCCCGGGGGCGGACTCGGACTGCGGCGGGGAGTCGGGGGAATTCGCGGCTTCGACGAACCTGCAGGAAAAAACCCTGTCGATCGCGCATGGGGACGTCCCGGCGGCGCCGACCACGCTCACCGTCGTTTTCCATCCCAAGGACGGGGAGCTGGGGACGGATGATTTCATCCTTTCCGGGATCTGGCTGGAAGTGACGCGGAAATGCCTGACCGCGTAAGAATTTGAGCATCGGGAAGCGCTGAGCGGATCCCGGCGGCGAGAGCCGGGATCCTCCTCTGGACGCCCCAAAAATTAAAACAAGGAGGAAAAGAAAATGCCGAGACCCACATCCGCAACGACGTTGCAGCGGGCCGACCTCGGGGCGATCGCCTACGAATACAACCTCGAGGCGAGCCAGAGGGGATTCATCGGGCAGAGGATCCTGCCGGTCTTCGAAGTGCCCGAGCAATCGGCCGACTATCCCAAGATCCCCATCGAAGCCCTGATCAAAATCCAGGACACGAAACGGGGGCCGCGCGGCCATTACAACCGCAGCGATTACGAGTTTAAGACCGGGACTTACTCCTGCGAGGAGTTCGGTTGGGAAGAGCAGGTGGACGACGCCGAAGCCAACCTGTACCGGCGATATTTCGACGCCGAGGAAGTGGCAATCAAAAGAGCGGTCGACGTCCTGCTCCGCGGCCGCGAGGTCCGGATCGCCGCGATGTTGTTCAACTCGGGCAATTTCACGGTGGGCGACGTCTCCTCGCCTGGAACACCGCCGCGACCGCGGCGCCCCGGAGCAACGTGATCGCCGGGAAGCAAGCCATGAGGGCCGCCTCCGGGCTCGAGCCGAACGTGCTCGCGATGAGCAAAAAGGTATTCGAAACGGTTCTGCTCACGGCGGAGATCCGTGACGCATTGAAGTACACGAACCCGATCGAGATCGGCGGCGATGAGGCCCAGAGGAGAGTCCTGGCCATGTACTTCGGAGTGGACGAAGTCCTCGTCGGGAACGCCATCAAGGACACGGCGAAAAAGGGCCAGGCCTTTTCCCTTTCCGACATCTGGGACGACGAATACGTCGGGCTTTTCAAGGTATCGGGAGGCGGGAACGACCTGCGCGAGCCGGTCGTCGGGCGGACTTTCCTCTGGACCGGCGACAGCCCGCAGATGCTGGTGACCGAGCAGTACCGCGAAGAGCAGACCCGGTCGAACGTCTACCGGGTCAGGCAAAACGTAGACGAGGCGTTTATTTTCCAGGGGGCTGGATATCTCCTGGGGAACATCATCCATCCGTAAGCTGAAGGCATGACCCGCGGGAACGGGGCGCGGGCTGCGCCCCGTTCCCAAACTGGAGGAGGATTAAATGTCTGAAATTAGGGCGACGATTTTGGATCCCGTGACCCTGGTAAGTTCCGGCTGGACCCCGATCTCTTTTCCCGAATGCGGAAGCGTTCTCCTTCAGTGCCGATCGGATATCGACGTCTATATCGCAAACGAATTAAATCCGGGAAACGCCTTCTTCACATTAAAGGCCGGCCAGGGATTGATCATGGACGTAAAAGTGAAAGACATGACTCTTTATGGGAAGGCGTCCGCCGGAACGGTTTTTCTGGAAGCGGTTTGCCTGAGTGTCTGAAAAGGGGAACAAGTCATGAAAATGAATCTCTCCGGGGTGCCCGGGGCCAGAGTGCTGCAATTACTGGCCTCGGTTCCCGCCCATTATGAGCGCGACCAGCCCTGGCAACAGAAGGGGAAGGTTGCGGCCGCGGACAGGTATACGCTCCAGACCCCGAATCGCATGACGGTGAACGTCAACGATGTCGGATATTTGCTTTCCGCCATGCAGGATTTGGATCTGTCTTCGGCTTTAAGCTGGGACACGACAGCCGGGACTGATTATACCCAGGCGGCGAACCGCGCGGGCGTGGATTTCTTCATATATGCCTGTACTCCGGAGTCGGGGACCGCTCCAAAAATTCTGATCAGCGCGAATTCCACGGTCCCGGATGGTTATGATGCCGATACGTCCAGGAAGATCGGCGGGTTCCATTGTCTATGTGCGAACGCAGGGACGATATCCGGGCATTCCTTAACCGGGTTCGCGGCGGGGGACATCCTGCCGGCGTCGATCTGGGACCTGAAGTGGCGGCCCCGCAGCCTTTCGCCCGCGGGGATGGTCTTTGACGAAAAATCCAGGATATGGGTCGACATATATCTGGCGAGCGGGACAGGCGCAAGCACTGCCTCCGCCTTCGGGGCGACCATTTCGGATAACAGAAACTGGATGGATTTCGTGGATGACGGCGGGGCCGTGGGCAAGCGGCTCCTGACGGATCATGAATTTCAACTGGCAGCCGCCGGGAGCAACGAAGAAACGAATATCGCCGGCTCGGCGGACCCGGTTACCACCGGAGGCCATAGCGATACCGCCTCCAGGCGCATGATCAGCAACATCGGATGTGAGGATATGTGCGGGGCTATGTGGCAATGGCTTCTGGATCAGTCCTTCCGCTGCGATCCGGACGGTACCTCGCAGGCGGCAACGAAGACGCTCACGATAACTCATGCGGCATCGCCCGGGGGGAATCCGGTATATCTGAAATTCGGGCCGGATGGGGAGCCATATCTGTGCTGTAACATGGCTACCGACGCCGCGGACAAAATCCTCACTTTCGGATCGGCCTATACGCTCATCATCAAGCACGATGCAAATGCGGCCACGGGAGGATACCAGGTCTATTTCGACGAGGACGCGACCCAGCCCGCGAGGCTGCTGTGCGCGCTCCCTGGGCTGAAGAATGAGTTCATCCGGACCAGCAACCCGAACTATTGGCTGCAAATCACTTACAATGCGGCCCCGGCCACTCCCGGCGTGGCGATCAGTTATGACGATGGCTCGGACGAGAGATTGGAGTTCACCTCTCCCACGAGCGCCAATGGAACTTTGGATCTGGCCCTGAACAGCCAGATTTTTGCTTATTATGACCTCCCGGGATCGAAAGGCTCCATATACCGCCAGGGAACATATGGGGATATAAAACTGCTCGCCGGCGCGGTTTGGGATCGCGGGTCGTATTGCGGGTCCCGCGCTCGGTGCGCGAATAGCTCCCGCTGGAATGCGAATACGAATATCGGTGGGCGGTTCGCGGCGGATACAGGAAGTGGGCTAACTCCTGGCTGGATCCGCCGGCCTTGTCCGAAAGGGCAAAACACACAACGGAGGGGCCGGGTGTTTAGTAGCGCAAGCGAAAGTCACCCGGCCCAAAAAAAAGAATGAAAAGACACGGGAATCTCTTTCCTCGAATCATCGGCATGGACAACCTCAGGCTGGCATACCGGAACGCCAGGCGGGGGAAAAACTGGCAGCGGCCCGTAAGGTTATTCGCCCTCGCCGCAGAGGAAAACCTTTGGAAAATCCAAGATCTATTATCAACAAAATATTTTAAAACCTCGCCATATCGCGAGAAAAAAATCTATGAGCCCAAAGAAAGGACGATTTATATCCTGCCTTTCAACCCGGACCGCATCGTTCATCATGCGCTGATGAACGTCCTCGAACCGATCTGGGAAAAGTTTTTCATTTCGGATTCCTATGCCTGCAGGAAGGGGAAAGGAATCCATGCCGGAAGCCGCAGGACAATGGAGTTCGTGCGTCGAAACGATTACTGTCTCCAAGGCGATATCAGCAAGTTTTATCAGTCCATCCCCCACGACAAACTTTTTGAGGTCGTCAGCCGGAAAATCAAATGCCCGGACACTTTGTGGCTGCTGAAGGAAATCATATACAGCATCGGCGGCGGACATAACGTCCCGATTGGGAACTATACCAGTCAATGGCTCGGCAATCTGTATTTAAACGAGCTGGATCAAATGATCAAACATGACCTTAAAATCCGGGATTATCTGCGGTATTGCGACGATTTTCTTTTGTTCCATGACGATAAAAGATTTTTGGGTGAGGCTGCCCGGACGATTGAGGAATTTTTATCCAAAAAATTAGGGCTTGGTTTGTCCCGAAACGATATTTTCCCGGTCTCGCGGGGAGTGGACTTCCTGGGATATAGGCATTTCCGGACACATATACTGCTGCGGAAGAAAACCGCCAGGCGGATGAGGCGAAGATTAATTTTCATCGGGGGCCTGTTCGCAAGGGGGCTGATACCAAAGGACAGGATCCGTTCCTCCCTCGCCTCGATATGCGGGTGGATGAAGTGGGGCAACTGCCATAACCTCGAACTCGCATCGGGAACGAGAGCCCTCAAGGAGGCAGCGCTTGCCTAAGAGATTTTGCGATTTTGCCAAGGAGGCGATGCCGCTTGACGGAGCCAAACTCCGGATCGAAGAAGTTCTGAATCGTGAGATCCAGGTCCTGGCCTTCAGGCTCAAGGAGAGCAAGTTCGAACGGGATGTCCGCGGGAAATGCCTTACATTGCAATTCGAGATGGAGGGACACCGGTATATTTTGTTCACGGGGTCTTCAATCCTTATTGAGCAGGTTACAAAATACCAGAAGGAAATACCTTTTCTGACCACGATCAAAAAAATCGACCGGTATTATTCGTTCCAATAGGAGGAGAAAATGCGCGGGTTTCCGAAATACCTCTGCACCAAGGCCGATTATGAATACGTGAGGTATCATTTTCCTCCGGAAAGGCGCGAACGGGACTTCTTCGGCGCCCTAATCCAGGACCAGAAGAAATATTTCGAAGTGCGGGCCCTGGCCGAAGGCGAAAAGCCCACTCTCACCAAAGACCAGATCATCGTCGAGGGAATCGAACCGAATATGAACAAGGTGGTGAAAAAGCTGTTGGAACTTCGGGAAGACCCGAACTGCAAAATGGCGAGATTGGGGATTAAGGCGGAAGACCTGGGCGAGAAAGACGAAGTTCAAACCGTCGATAAAGGATAAAAAATGGCATATTCCGCTTTAACCGACATCGAGAAACTCATCCCCGAGGAAACCGTCATCCAACTGACGGACGATGAAGGGACCGGCGAGGTCGTCCAGGATCCGGTCACGGAGGCGATCGCCAAGGCCGACTCGGAGATCGACGCCTATCTGGCGGCGCAGTACGACGTGCCCCTGAGCCCAGTGCCCGCGCTGATCCGCAACCTCTCGACCGACATCGCCATTTACAATCTTTATTCGCGCAGGGTCGAAGAGATCCCTCAAACGAGGGCGGAACGGTATAAGAACGCGATCCGGATCCTCGAAAAAATATCCAAGGGGGAGATATCTCTGGGGACGGGAGACCCGGGCGTCTCCGCCAGCGCGGATGAAAGCGCAGAGATAAGCAAAACGGAAGAGGACCGGATTTTCACGAGGACAAAGCTCGAAGGGTTCTAAGGCATGTACGAGATCGAAGATATAGAGGACGCTATTCTGGATGCCATCCGGAAAGACAAAGACCTCCCCGATATGTGCCGGACGATCGCATCTTACAGCGGAGAGCAGGCCGATCTTATGGCCGAGATCGAGAAAATGACTATGCCCCTACCTGCGGTTTTCGTGGCCTATGCCGGCTCGGTTTTCGAAGAACCGGCGAACCGGGCCTTCACCGACGAGATGACTTTCATCCTCTTCGTGGCGGCCAAGAACCTGCGGGGAAGAAACCAGGCCGCCCGCGGCGTATACGAAATCCTGGAAAAGCTAAAGACGCTGCTGATTAACAACAACCTGTCCTTATATATCGAGCCCCTCCACCCGGTGTCGATCGACCCGGTCGGCGTCTCTTCCAAGATCGCCGTTTACGGGCTCGTCTTGAAAACGCTTTTTGCAATGTAAGGCCCGCAGGAGCCGGAGAAAAATGAAAAACGCATTCCGAATCTTTTTAACCCTCTTTCTTTTATTCGCGGCCTCCGACCTGCGCGCCCAGAAGGTGACCGATTATACGGAGACGGACACGCCCCTGAACGACGACGTCTTTTACCTGATCCGGAGCGGCGCGGATTACCAGATCACGTATGAATACCTGATCGCCCCGGCCAAGGATTACGCCGACGGGAAAATCAGTGACGACGCCTATGACGAAAGCGGATGGGACGGCGTCACCACCATCGGCCCCAGCAAGAACGCGGTGCGCGATAAATTCGCGGGGCTGTCCCTCCTCTACCAGCCGAAGTCCGCCGTGCTGGACGCCTGGGCGGGGAAGGCCCCTCCGGGGACATACACCCCCGGCGATATCTGGTACATCGACGGAGACGGGAACCTGGCGAGGCTCCCCAAGGGGCCGGTGAACAGCGTCCTCTCCATCAAATACAACCTGAGCCTGGGGTGGTCCACCTCGGTCGCGATGTCCTATCACCCGAATCCAGAGGACGACGAGGAGAACGAATCCCACACGGGCGAAACCATCCCGGTCACGGCCGGGGAGAACATCTCCCGGGGGCAGCTCTGTTACGCGCGGCACGACGGGTCCGGATCCAACAAGGCGTACCTCTACGACGGGAACGGGACCTACCGGGGCCGGAGGCAATTATTCCTTGCGACCGAGACGATCAGCTCCGGGAGCACGATCAACCTCCTGGTCCGCGGAACCCTGAAGAACACCGCCTGGGGCTGGACGACGAGCCAGGACGAGGGGAAAACCGTCTACGCCAGCACCACGCCGGGCGGCCTGTCCATCGCCGCTCCGAGCATCCCCACGGTCGCGGTGGGGACGGTCCTGGAAGAGCACACGATCTTTTTCAACCCGCCCGCGCCCAAGCCCTTCAAACTCCATCATGTCCAAGTGACCGTGGTCAAACCCCAGGACCTGGCCGACGCGGTCCGGGACGCCTTTCTCTTCTGGTCCAACGAGACCGACACGGCCTTCACCATCACCCAGATCAAATGCTGGGCCGGGACGGACGACGCCACGCTGACGGTGAAAGAGACGGACGCGGACGGGGCCAACGCTGCGACGGTCGACGCGCTGGAGTGCGCGACCAACGGGACCGGGGTTTACACGGACACCCAGACGACCATCACGGGGCCGACCATCGAGGCCGGGCACCTGCTCTGGATCGATTTCGACGACACGGACGACCCGTCCTTCGTAAAACTGACGGTGTCGGGGTATTTCGACTCGGCGGTGGATTGATGCAACGATTCCTCCTTGCTATCCTGCTGCTCATTCTCGCGGCCCCGCCGCTCCGGGCGGATTCCACGACGGTCGTGGTAGGCCAGCCCACTTCCGCCGCTCCGACTTATGATTACTGCACCGCCTGCCCGGACGCGGGCAAGGGCGCGGACGTCCAGTGCGAGGATTTCGACGGGACCGCCGATGGAAGGTGCGGCTGGACCGTCCAGCACGCCGGGGACGCCAACGGGGCGGTAAACCTTGCCGGATCCTGCTCCAATTCCCCCAACCCCCTCGGCTGCACCGATCTGAGCATGGGGTATTGCGCGGTGCTGACCAAGACCTCGGCGACGGCCGGGGACATGTATTTTTACAAAGCCAATGCCGAGACGGACACCTATAGAAAATTATTTCTGCGGATTACGGCGGAAGGCATGGCAACCGATTCCGACACGGTGCTTTGGAGCTTGTCAACGTCGGACGCGGGGACGCTGGGGTCCGTGGCGCTGGGATTTATCAAGGACGCCAGCGACGATTATTATCTGGAGCTTTGGTATCACGTCGGGGGGAGCTGGTACACCGTCAGCCGCAGCGACGAGATATTTTTGAGCAGGTGGTACGGCATCGACGTCAAGGCGATCAATTCCGCCACCCTAAATTCGGATGTAATCCAATGGTGGATTGATTATGACCTCGATGGGACGTACACGGACGAGGGAGAAGTGACAGGAAAGGAACTGGACCGGGCCACGGCGAAAGAGGTATTCGGAAGCGCCTCCAAGGAAGAGATAATCTCTTACCAAATTACGGGGGTCCGGATTGATAACGACGCTATGCCTTCGGACTGCTCGAGGTAGGAATGATTTTTAAGCTGATCATACTGTTTCTTTTCGTCCTCGCCGGCAACGCCCAGGCAATCGACCGCTACGAGCCGGTGACGGTTTCCTTCACCGCGTCGGAAAGTTATTCCTATCCCTACGCGGACGTCACCGCCTATGCCACGGTCACGAAGCCGGACACGACCACTTTTGTCATGCCGCTTTATTGGGACGGGGGCTCGACCTGGAAACTGCGGGTTTCCGGGGAAGCGGCGGGGGAATACTCCTATGTGACAACTTGCTCGGGATGTACCGGTGATACCGGCTTGCACAATAAGAGCGGGAATTTCACTATAGGATCGGCGTACTCCGCGACCTGGGCCCCCCACGGCTTCGTAACCGTCGATTCTTCTTATCCCCGCTATTTCAAATATTCCGATGGGACGAGATTTCTTCTGACCGGCGATACCTGGTGGGATTCGTTCTGGGATGACTTGGGCTGGACGACTTCGTTTTTCCAGGCCGCCGCCGACGAACGGGCCCTGCAGGGATTCAATTACATCCAGGGCGTCATCTGGCTGGACATGACGAACGGGAAGCTGGACAGCCAGCATCCTTGCACCGGAGGAGATCCCGACGTCATAAACCCAGCCTTCTTCACTCTTCTGGATTCCCGGATTCAATACCTGGTTCAAAAAGGGATCACGGTGTCCATCCTGTTAGGATGGGCAGACGCTTTCTTTTACGACAACGCGAATTTCGGCGTCCAGGTTACCCGGGAGAGATTGATCCAGTATGTGGTTGCCAGGTACTCCGCCTATAACATCCTGTGGGCCGGGGTCGGGGAATACGACGAGTACGGGACCGCCGACCAGCATCTTCACACCGTAAATTATATCAAGAGCACCGACCCGTACCGGCACCCGATCACCATGCACCCGGCCGGCACTCCCAGCTCGGCGATCCGAAACGCTATTGATTGGTACATGACCCAGCGGGACGGATCGGGGGATTGGGGATATACGGACGGGCAGCTTGGGAGGACCGAGGCCGGGTCCAAGCCTTATGTCAATGGCGAGTACGGGTACGAGGACGACAGCGGCGGGAACCAGGACGGGGCCGAGGGGGTTCTGCAAGACCTCTGGGGTCTGATGGTCGGAGGATCCGCCGGGCAGGTGTACGGGGCGTTCGGGGTGTGGCAGGACGAGGACTCGGGCGACCTGGAGTTGATCGGGGCCGAGACCTACATCCCGGCCTGGAAAACGTTCTGGAACGACAGCGGGGTCGAATACTGGCTTTTCAACCGATTCGAAACCCCTCAGCCCGGGCTGATGCTGGCCGCGAGAGACGGGTACCAATATGTGGCCTGGGCGAGGACGCCGAACTTCTTCACCCTAAACCTGTCGGCCAGCACCGGCCACGCCCTCGCTTGCAAATGGTTCAACGCCAGGACGGGGGAATTCGGGACGGAGTTCGAGGAGACCGGAGGGAGCTCCGTCTCCTTCATGGCCCCCGACACGGAGGACAACAAATGGGTCCTGCTGATCAACGATCCCCAGGGGGGCAGCGGCGGAACCGAAGGCTGTAACGGGAACTGCTACTGGGTGGCTGGAGGAGGAGCCGCTTCCTGGGCGGCCTGCAAAAGCGATTCGGACCCCGGCTCCGGAAATTACTGCTCCCTCTCCACCGCAAACACGAGCGCATACCCGGGAGACATCATTTTCCTGAAGGAGGGGACCTATTTAATAAGCGACGCCTCCCAGGCAAACTCGGTTTACCCGGCGCGGTCCGGGACCGGGGTAAACGCCAGGATCATTTATTCCCCCGCCCCCGGCGAAGGCATGCCCGTGCTGAGATGCAACGATTCGCCCTGCAATATCCACGGCATTTATCTGAACAACCGGCAGTGGATCAAAGTGACCGGCCTGCAATTCGAGCAGTTCAACCCTTCCTATAATATCTACATCCTGAATCACGGCTCCTATAACGAGATCGCCGACTGCAACCTGCTGGACACCTCGAACTATATCAATTTCTTCTGCGACGGGGGCGGGTATACCTGCCCGGCCAAACACAACTGGGTCCACGGCAATTACATGGAAGGGAGCGAGACCCACGGCGGGCAGTGCGGGGAAGGGAACGAGATCCTCTATCTCGGCGGGTCCTCCAATTATACCGGCTACAAGGTCGAAAACAACACCATCGAGGACAATGTCTTTATCCACGGCGGGCACTCCACGATGGACTCTTACAATCACCTGTTTTCCGTCATCCGCAACAATAAAATGCGGAACGACCCGTTCCACAACTCCCCGCCGCCGGGGGAGACGCAGTGCACGACGTTCGCGAGCTGCCCCTGGCTCCCCGTTTATACGGACTCCTCGCTCGATTACAAATGGGGCCACCGCTGCGCCCAGATCGGCTTCAACAACGACGGCTCCAAGACGTATTCCCTCGTCGAGAGGAACCGGTTCGCCTACCAGAGCGCGAACCCGGGGAACCCGGGGGACGCGAACCTGACCCTCGCCGGCGCCGGGACGATCGCCCGGTACAACGAGATGTTCGGCGCGATGAAGATGGGGCTGTATTTCAAGTACAGCTGGTCCAGGGATTATCCCTATTACGGATACGGGGGCATCAACAACCGGGTATACAATAATACCGTTTACCACAACGGGCACGGCTTCGAGGGCGGGGGGTGCGCGGCCAATGACCGGTACAATATGGTCGGCACGATCTATGACGACAAGCACACCGGCAACATCCTCATCAATAATCTGTTTTACGATGGCAAGTATGGGGACATGCAGATTTCCCCCTACAATCTGTACTGCGGGTCCCACTGCACGCTCGAGACCGCGTACGACATCAGGAACAACTTCTGCACCTCCTCGGGATACGGCTGCACGGTGTACGGCCAGGACCCGCTGTTTTACAGCGGGGGCATGCCCATCTCCTCCTGGGCCGCCTGGCTGGAGAATTTCGAAACCGTGCCGGACCTGCGGCTGCAGCCCTCCTCGCCCGCGAAGGACCGGGGCACGCATTTAACCACGGCCACGGAAACGCAGACCGACTCCGCGGAGCTCAAGGTCGCCGACGCCTCGTTTTTCCAGGACGGGACCTGGGGGTCCTATCTCGCCCGGGCATCCACGAACCTCGGAGGGAGTTTCGTGGCCGACTGCATCGCGATCGGGGACCCGGAAAACAGCGTCTGCATCCAGAGCATCGACTATGAAAACAACAAAATAATCCTGGCCACCCCGAAATCCTGGGCGAGCGGGGCGCACATCTATCTTTACAGTGATTCCTACGGGACGCGGGTCCTTTACGGGCAGCCGGACCTGGGGGCCAACGAGATCGCCGGCGAGGATACGAGCTATCCCCAGCCCCTGCGCTACGGGCCGACGGGAAACGTCGCCTGCGGGGCTTCGAGCCCGGCGGACAAAACCCTGTTCGTGGAAACCAGCGAGCCGGCCGACTGCGCCCTTTGCCCCGACACGGAAGCGGGATGCGACGAAGATGCCACTTTCGACGAAGTCCTGGAGGCGGGCGAAGCCTTCGCCACGACCGGGGGCACGTACCACAGCATCGTAAAATCCCTCGCCTGCGGGACCGAAGGCAGCCCGGCGGAGTATGCCTACTGGTATTCCTGTAAAGACAAAGCCCCGATCCCCAACGAGATGCCGGCCCCGGTCCCTTCCGCTTTCTCCATCGGCGCGCCCGAAGAGGCGGAAACGGGCGAGCCGGTCCTCTCGGATCCCCAGCCGGCCGGGGACATCGGCGCCAACCAGGCGGCCGCGGTGCCGCTCTCCGTGAAGGCGACGGACGACTCCGGGATCGCCGGCGTCCGGTACTGCCAGGCCGGGGTGGACGGCTGCACCTCCAGCACCACTTACGACGAAATGATCATGACCGGCGCGGGCGATTTCGACGTCGTCGGCGGCGTTCCTTATGCAGACATCATCGATTCGTATTCCGACGCCTACCAGGACTACCAGGGCAAGCTCTACGGCGGGTTTGTAACCCGGAACGGGAATTCCTTCACCGTGGCCCCGGGGATCCTCGACAAAATCGCAATAAAGCTGGACAAGGTCGGAAACCCGACGGGGACCGCGGTGATCAAGTTCTACGCCGAGACCCACGCGACGGCGTACGGGGTCGATTCGCTGCCGACCGGGACGGCGCTCGCCCAGAGCGACCCTCTTGACGTTTCGACTTTGACTACGGCGTCGTCCGAAGTGACGCTGAACGTCTCCGGGTCGAATCGCATCGACCTGACCACCCTGGGGGCCTACGGGGTCTGGTCGCTGGAGTATTCGGGGGGGGATTCGCTGAATTACATCCGGATCGGTCAGGATGACTCCAGCCCGGTCCATTCCGGCAACGGTTTCTATTACATCAACTCCCTGATCGTGGACACGGCCGACCTGCCGTTCAAGCTCTACGTGACGAGGAGTTCGGGGGGCGATTTCAGCAAGTCGCTCTCTCTCCCGGCCGGGGCCTGCTATACCTTTTATTCCAGGGCCGAGGACAACGAAGGCAACTCCAACAGCGTCTCGGCCGTGCACAGTTTCTGCATCTCGTCGCCGACTCCCGCGGAATGGACCGAGGCGGAGAGCGGGGAAGAGACCGGGCCGATGGCGGAGGTCTCCGACGCCACGGCCTCGGGCGGCAAGCTCATCAGGTCGAATACGCCGGAGGCCGGGTACGCGACCATAACGATCAATGTCGACCAGGAGGGCGATTACCGGCTGAACGCCAGGACCCGGGTGCGGGACACGGGCACGAACTCCTTCCGGATCCGCGTGAACGACGGCGACCCGGTCGTGTGGGACATCAACCCTTCGGAGGACGCGGCCTGCTGGAACGCCTGGTGCATCGACACCGTGAAGGCACGCGGAGGCGGGACGCCCGCCGCGCCCGAGTTCAACCCCTGGCAGGTGCATCTCAACGCGGGGGAAAACACGATCGTCGTCTACGGACGCGAGGAAGGCGCGGAGCTGGACTACCTGTTCCCGACGCGCGTTACCACGTCCCCCGTGGACCCGGAGCCGCCGGCCGGACTGATGATCATCGGCGCGCACGCCCCGAACCTGCTCATCGGCAAAGGGGCGGGCAATTTAACCATCCGGTAGGAGGAGAAAATGAAAAGATATTTCATGTCTGCCGTCCTGTTTGTTTTTCTGGCGGTGGGCGTCGCGGAGCCCGCGCCGTACCTGATCTGCGACCCGAACGAAAGCGTGAGCGGGTATGTCCTCACCCTCGACGGCTCGGAGAGCAGGGTGCCGGTCCAGCCGGGCTGGGCGAAGGACAATAAATTTTACGCGAGCGACCCCGGCGGGGGCACGCCCTGTCATCTCATCATGGACCTGGCGGGGGTGCCGGAGGGAGAGCACAAGCTGGAGATCCGGTCCTATTACGGAACCTGGGGGGTTTCCGAGGCTGTCCCTTTCGGGTTCTCGAAGCCGACAATTTCCAAACCCCAAGGAACGCGGCTGGCAAAATAACGAAAACCTGGACACTGAAAAAGCAATAGCTTTTCCGGCGTCCGCACAAACGTCTTTCAGGAGGGGTAAAATGGCTCGAAATTATCTTGGGGATTACAATCAACTGGCGGTTGCCTGGCAGAACGCCGAGACCGCGCTCAATACCGAGCAGACCCTGGACACGCTCCTGCTGGTCGCCAAGGGCGACATCGCCAGCCTGGACCGCCGCCGGGAGGCGAACGTCGAGGAGCTGACCGGCAAGGAAGAGCCGGACACGGTTTACGATATGGGAGCGCTCTCCTCGATGACGCTCAACTTCAACATGGCCCAGGCCCAGCACTTCGCGGGAGCCCTGGCCTTCGCGCTCGGGGTCGACACGCCCGCGGCCTGGGGCGATGGGTATAAACACGCCATCACCGAGGCGGCGGGGCTCATCCTACCTTCCTTCACCGCGGCCCAGCGGCTCGGGCAGACGATCTTCAAGCGGCTCTTCGCTTCGATGTTCATCGACCAGCTCACCGCGACCTTCGCCAAGGACTCCTGGGCCAAGCTGGTGCTCGGCTGCAAGGGAACCGGGAAATACACGGACAACATGTACAAGGAGACGGTCACGGCGGCCTACAATGCCGAATCGCTCACGCTGGCGGCGAACGCCGTCGAAGGCGCGACCGCGGCGGCCAGGCTGGACAGCGTCCACCACATCCGGGTCAAAGTGCCGGCGACCGGGGAGTGGGTCGACGTGGTCTTCTCGGCCGTCTCGGACGCCGAGCCGGCGGTAATCACCATCGCCGCTCCGGGCGGCGCCGCCACCGAGACGCAGTTCGAGATCCTCTATGTCCCGGAAGAGAGCGGGTGGATGACCTTCCCGGCCCGGGTCGAGGAGCCGCCACTGAGAGTGACCGACCTGGTGCTGTCGATCGGCGGCAAGTGGAACGGCTCCGCCTTCCTCGGCGGCCACACCCTGAGCGAGGAGATCGAGTCCTTCGAGTGGGTCCTCAACAACAACCTGGCGATCGAGTTCCGGGTCGGCGGGACCGGGTCCTATGCCAACTACGCCCAGCGGAGGCCCAGGACCCAGACGATCCGCCTGAACCGGGAGCTGCGGGACTTCATCCTCGAGCAGCGGATGAAGGACAACGAGTACATCGGGGTCTACTGCAAGGCCACGGGGGCGGAGTTCGAGACGGGAAAAAACTATTACATCGAGCTGGTCTGGCCGCGATGCAACGTCCTCACGGCCGCCAAGTCCCTGAACGGCAGGGTGCTCCAGGAGGCCGGGGACCTGGTCGTCCTGAAGGACGACACCTACGCTTCGGTCCTGGCCACGGTGGCGAACGAGGTTGCCGCGTACGCGGCTTAAAGGAAAGAGGGAAGATGAAAGAAAAAAGTAAAAAAACGGCGAAAAACGCTCCAAAACTCAGGGAATACGAAATCGGGGGCCGCAAGTTCGTCCAGCGGCCCCTGGTGCTGGGGCAGCTCGATCAAATCCTCAATTTATTGGCGGGCATAAAATTCCCCAACGTGAGCGATATAAGGGCCGTGGTGGCCATTCTCGCCGGGGAAGACCTGATGGCCAGGGCCCTGGCGATCGTGCTTTGCGAGGCAGATAAGGGGCCCAGGGATAAGGATCTGGAGGCCCTCACGGAATTTATGAAGGAAAATGCAGATTTGGTGACCACGCTGGCGGTCGTGGAGGATTTTTTCGATTTGACGAGGCCGGAATCGGTATTCGGGAAACTGGCCGAGATGGGGATCGCGCTCCAGGCGAAAATGGAGGCGGAAGGATTGACGAGCTTGTCTGCGCTCTCGCCGCCGGCGACGTCACCAAGAGGGACGAAATCCTCTGGGGCCACACCTACAAAGGGGTCGAACCCTACCTGAAATTCCGCAAGCGGGAGATCCTCTTCCGGGAAGCCGTCCTGGCGGCCTTCGGCGCCGGCGGGGAAGAGGGGAAATGCAGCGAGAAGGAAAAAGAATTCTGCCGGGCCCAGCACGGGAAGTACCTCGAATGGGCCTGCAGGAACTGCGATAAGGGCGCGGGGAAGAAGGCGGTAGAAGGAAATGCCTGAGAACAAGGTCCAGATTATCATCGAGGCGATCGACAAGGCCAAGGGCGCGCTGGCCGCCCTACAGAACGATCTGAAAGGCGTTCAAACGGAAGGCGGCAAAATCCCGCCCGTCTTCTCCGCCATGAGCAAGGGCCTGGCCGGGTACATCGGGGCCGCCGCCGGGATCGCCGGGGTCACCGCCTTTTTGAAATCCTCGGTCAGGGAGGCCGTCGAGGCCGAACAGATCCAGAACCGGTTGAAATTCGCCCTGGAGAACGTCGGCTACCAATGGGAAAAAGTCGAAGGGGCGATCGAGAATTACGCCGAGGCGGTCGAGAGAAGCACC